ATACCGAAATTTAACGTTACTTTTAGGCAATATATTTGTGGTCCCGCTTTTTCTTGTAAACCTTATTATATTTCAAACTTACTCAAAACAATGAGGAAAATTAATCCTAAAATTAAGATCTATATTTTTTCCGATCTTTCTGAAGATCCTGTACTTGATTCTATCGGAGATATTATAAGATTTAAATTAGATGAAGGATTAATCAAAAAAAAGCCGATCGATCCGAAAGTTGTATCAAATAGTATATGCGTTTTTGACGACATCGATAGTATTCAAAATAAAAAAGTTTTGGATGCTGTTGAAAAATTAAGAGATTCACTATTAAGAACCGGTCGTCATTATAATGCTTCTGTAATATGTTCAAATCATTTATGTACAAATTACAAAGCGACAAGAATTATATTAAACGAATGTGGAGCAATAACAATATTTCCACGTTCTGGATCAAGTGATGGTATTAGATATCTATTGAAAAAATATGCTGGATTATCTAAAGATCAATTAGACGCTATATTTCAACTTCCATCGAGATGGGTAACAATCTTTAAGAATGCTGATCCAGTTCAATATGTTATATACGAAAAAGGAATGTATCTATTATAAAATATATTCCGTCATAATTATATATGAATAACATAATAGTAGATCTAAAAAGAAAACCTTTATCTGGTTCGGAGATAAGGGAAGCTACAGATGATGAAATGAAAATTTTAACATATAAATCATTGTCAAGATTCAAAAATATCGATGATGCGTTCGGTGATAAAAATTCAATTGCTCTATTATATGAAACAAAGCCACGTTACGGGCATTGGGTTGGATTATATAGACATCCCGAAGGAGTTATCGAATTTTTCGACCCATATGGATTTTTCATCGATGACCAATTAAACTTTATGGATAAAGAGTTTAAACATGAATTAGGTGGAGATTATCCTTATTTATCAAAATTATTGTATAATTCACCGTATGAAATTATTTACAATAGTGATAAATTACAAAAACAAAAAAAGGGAATTTCATCATGTGGTCGTCACGTAGTTTTGAGACATATCGCTTCTCATATTCCATTACACGAATATAGTAAATTATTAAAATCAAACGTTTCGATAAATAATCCTGACGAATTAGTAACCTATTTAACTGCATTCATTTAAAATATTATGTATTCTATTAATATATAATATCATGTATAAACAGCAACAAGAGCATAAAGGCCCTGTATTAATTGAAAAAGCTGGCGATAACATTTTTTATAACGCTTCTTTCGTTAATAATAATGATATTGGTGATTTTCATCCCATTCCGATGACTTTTACAGAAGTGAGAACAACTCCTTTACTTCCTGGTAATACTTTAGATTATCAATTATCGGTGGTAAAATTCGATATTCCAACAGCAAGCATTCCAATTCAGTTTTTTCCTGTTCAAGATGGAACTTTAAACACATCAACTTATTCAGTAACAATCTCTTGGAATGGTAATGTTGAGCAAGTATATTTAGTATGGAATCCTGAAGATTTAAACGCAACTATTCCAGTTCCTCCATATTCAAGCGCTCAAGCTGCTTTACATCCGTTTTATTACGCGATGTATAATTATGAACATTTTATGAGAATGATAAATGCAGCTCTTGCGACTGCTCATGCACAAATTTTCGCAGCTGGTGCACCAGTTTTAGCGAATGTCCCACCATTTCTATTTTTTAATTCTGCGACTAATTTAATATCATTGTATGGCCCGATCGCGTATGACAGTACGGCAGCTACTCCGGTTAATATATATTTTAATAATGTTTTATTTTTCAATTTTGAGAGATCGTTCCCAAGTGAATTAAATTCATTAAATGACCCACAAGGCCAAGACTTACAATTACTGGTACACAATAACATAATAAATCAAGAAACAGTATCAGGTAATTCATATTATGTTATGACTCAAGAATATCCAGCGTTAGTATTGATGTTAGATGTTGTTTCAATTGTGTTAACTTCAAATTCTTTACCTGTTCGTAATGAATGGATTGCACAAGAGGGAGTATCATCAAACGCGTATTTATCACTGATATCAGATTATCATATTAATTTTACTATCGGTAATGAACTTAGAAATAGACTTTATTATATTCCAACTGCGCAATATAGATATGCTACGATGACGTCAACACTACCGATTCAAACAATTGATTTACAATTCTACTGGAGATCATGGAATGGTCAATTATATCCGATATATATATACCCCAATGAAGAAGGTGCAGTGAAAATACTATTCGAGAAAAAATAATATCAATATATAATATAAATAAATATAATATATGAGTTTAAATCTACCTAGTTTACCAGTAGCGGCTGTTTTAGATCCTCGATTGGAATTTAAACCTAAAGAATATGTGGCTTTGAAAGGTGCTACAGTTTCATCGTGGCAAGTATTTCCAAGTACTTCAGTAAGTAATTCATCTGTACAAGTCACATGTAACCCACCTTCAAGAGAGATGGCGATAAGTAGATTAGTTTTTCAAAGGGCTGAATTTCTTATAACGATAACCGGAACGAATACATCTACAGGCCCTCTTTTAGTTGATGGAGCTTTCGGACCTCGAGCAATGCCCCTTGCTATGGTTTCAAATGCTTTGCAAGTAACATTTAATAACGTAACTGTTACACAATCACCAGTACAACAATACTGGGGTGCATTGATGTGGCTTGGTGAAAATGATCACGCCAATAGATTTGGTCAATATTCACTTACTGCTTCTATGTTAGATCAAATGCAGTCTTTTGAAGAATCATTTCAAACTGCAAGAAATCCATTAGCTCCATATTCGTTTAATAGTTTCGAAAATACTAGAGGTGGTTTCGCCGGTTTGCAAGTTTTGAGTAATCCAAACGGTGGAACAACCGCAACACTTAGTCTTACAGTTTATGAACCGATTTTAGTTAGTCCTTTAGTTAGCGGTCATTATTCTAATTTCACTAGTTGTTTGACAAATATTATGAATATGAGTTATCAGCTTAACTTTGGTGATCTTTCTCGTGTTATGTGTATCGATAATACTCAACCTGGTATTAATATTCTTAGTACAGGTATAAACGTTAGCGTTCAAAACTTTGCTCTAGTATTTCAATACTTTACCCCAGATCCTTTGTATAAAATGCCTCGTGAAATTCAGTCTAGTTACTTTAGTATTGTGTCATATCCAACAAATTATCAAAATGCTGTTATTTCAGGTGAAGAGATTACGATTCCGTTCAATTCCGTTCAACTTTCAGCGATTCCACGTAGAATAATTATTTTCGCTCGTGAAAGAGATCAAGATAGAACTGCTTTTAATCCAGATACTTATTTAGCACTTCCTCAATACACTAATCCACTTTCGATTACATACGACAATAATCAATTTCTGAATCAGGCTACCACGGAAGATTTATATAATATAGCAGTTAAAAATGGTTGCCAGATGTCTTATTCTCAGTATGTTAATTATACCGGAAGTTTGATTGTGCTCGACGCTGCGGTCGATTTTGGACTTTCGAGTCAAGATTCACCAGGAGTGCTGAAAAACGTACAACTTGGGCTAACTTGTAGGTTCGTTAATACATCTCCTAGAACACTAAATGTTCAGATGTTCGTTGTTGTAGTGTATGAAGGTGTTATGAACATCAATTCTGGTGATACATCGTTAATGCTCGGTGTTTTATCTCCACAAGATGTACTTAACGCACAAAGAGTTCCAGGAGTTTCGTATAAAAGACAATCAGATGTCTACGGAGGTAACTTCTGGACATCATTGAGACAAGCTTTATCAGGAGCACATAAATTCGTAAAAGATAATAAACTAATTAGTAGAGGTCTCAGTTTGATAAAACATCCAGCAGCTATTCCAGCAGCAGAGGCAGCGCGTATGCTAGGATATGGAAGACATAGACGTATGCGCGGTGGCGAGCTTCAGGATCTAGAAGGAGGTGATCTATATGATGAAACCGAAAGTGAAGATAATTCAAGTGAAAATTTAAGTGATAATTCGGAAGAAGTTGAAATAAAAGTTAAAAAACCAATTAATAAACAAAGCGTAATTAAAAGACTTACTTCAAAAAGAATTAATAATGCTTCCGATTTGGCAGAAGATTATTAAATAATTATTGTTATTCTTTATAAAAAATATAATATATTCATATAATATATTATATTAAAAAGATATGAGTGTAAGCGTACTTCTTAACAGTGAAACAAAAAATGAACAATGGTCACATTTATATGCATATGAGGTCGAAACGGCAAATTTAGTCGTTGATAATACGATAACAGTTGAAGACCTCAATGTTACAAATCTCACAGTATCGGGAGAAGCGATAATAAGTGGTGTTAATTTCGCCAGTATCGGCGGGATCGGTCTAGATAATCAAGTATTAGAAAGTAACGGAGATGGCACAGTGAAATGGGTTACATCTGGTGTCGGAACTGGTAATGTTATCGGTCCTACTCCTCCAACAGTAGCCGGAGATATCGCAACTTATGCAGATGCCACAGGTTTACTTTTAGCAGATACTGGAGTAAATATCGCAAATATTGTTACAAATCCTCTAAGTGCCGATTTAAATTGTAATGATCATAATATTAATAATATTAAATCAGTTGATTTAGAAGATCAAGGATTATTGCCGGCTCCACCAGTGTCGGGAGTTAATTTAGCTTCTAGTGGATCTCAATTATATGTTGGCTCATCTGTACCTTCATCTGCTTCAAGATTAGTAGCCGTTCAAACTTTACCAGCTACATTTTCACAATTAACAGTAGATGATGCAAAAGCAAGCCCAACATTAGTTAATCTAAATTATAATGGTGCTACGAAGTTTATTGAATCTATAGGACCAACTACTTTTGATCTGAATGATAATATTCCAAATAATTATATTCATATCGATAGTTCTATTCCACTTATAGCATTAGGTAATAATTCAAATCCAGCTATTAATCTTTATTCAAATGCTGTTTCTATGGGTCTTGGAGCACATGGATTTGAAATTGATGCAGGTACGTATAATTCTGCCAATACAGGATATGTATTAACTCAAACAGCTCCTGGTATTGTAAATTTTGCTTCTTTACCGGATAGTGCGGAAAATGGAATTATTTATAGACCCGGTGGCGTTTCGGCTGATAATGTTTATGCAACTTGGCCTGAAGTTGTTACAGCTTGTAATAATTCAAATGAATGTTTAATCGTCTATGTTGATGATTCAATTGTAAGTCCTGCTATGATTACAAGTAATTTAGATTGTAAAGGACGTGTTGAATTTAGACCAGCAACACAATCGATAAATGCAACAGTTAAATTTGAATTTATGCAAGATATACAATTAACAGATCCTTCATTTTCTGGTGTGATGGTTGTTGGAGGTAATACAAATCTTAATTCAAATATTGTACTTTCTAATAGTTATTTAATGTTTATGGTACATGGGACCATGTTTCAAAATACTGTTGGAAGTTTGTTACCTATAATTGATATTCCTGATGGAAATGGTAATGTTATCGGCTTTAATTTAGGTTCAAGTATGTCAACTAATAATGCGATACCTTTAATTAACGTAGGATCTGGCAGTACTTTAATTCTTGCACAATACAGTATGTCCGTTCCATTTGGAAATAATGTAATATCTTCAACAGATGGAACAGCTCAATTAATTCTAGAATACGATTCAACAGGTAATTCAGTTCTTGTTAATCCTGGATATACTGGAAGTACAGTATTAAATCCAGTATCAAAAGCTATATCAACGAATTATAATGATACAACAGTTCCTTCTGTATCAATAGGAACAAATTTACAATCTGGACTAGATTATTTTAAAACAAAAGGAAAAAGTATATCATTAGAATATACAGGTACAATTAGTGTAGGCCAATTTTTGAATGCAGCTGGAAATCCTGTAAATACAGGACAAGGTGCACAAAGTCCTTTAACTGACGAAACCGTAGCTGCAAATTCAAATATTAATATTTTTGCTTATAATACATCTACAGGCGACGGAACTTCTCAATTACAAATTTATAAAAATGGAGTTGGTCAAGGATTATTTCTTTTATCCGGTGTTTCTGGTGTGGTTTCATTAAGTATTAGTTGTTCCGCTGGTGATTTATTAGGAATTAAACAAGAAGCTGGTACTAATATAGGCTTATGTAATGTATCATTGTTATTAATCACTAATTAAATTATTTTCAACACATAATATATATAATATATTTTAGCAATGAGTGTAGCGGTTTTACTAGATCCAATTGCGAAACAAGAACAATGGTCATCTTTATATTGTTATTCCCTTAATGTGGCGAATTTGACAGCTGATAATATCACAGGTCGAATAACATCAAATCCAAATGTTTTAAATGCTGGTTCCATATCACTAGCTCCAGGTTCAACAGGCACATTATCACAGATACAAAATATAGTTACTTCTTGGGTATCTAACAATAACCCAAATTTTCAATATTATAACATCGATGTCGGTTTACGTTTTGATACAAATGTAATGGCGCCTGTAACTTCAGGAGTGTCGAATTTTACTTTTAACGTTACTATACCTTATTCACAATCGATGGTATATCCTGCAAATATAGGTGATAACATGCCTGGCGCTGTTACTGCAGTTGTAAACCAAGCACCTGCAGGTACAAGACTAGTATCGAGTTGTGAAGTTGTAAGAAATACTGCCACTTCTTTTCAAGTAATAGTATCAGTAAATGGTGATATTAGTGCAGCCGATTTTACTAGATATTTGAAATGTAGTTTTTCTATAAATTATCAAGTTGCTATATAAATAATTTTATAAACACTAACAATATACATAAAATGTCATCATTGATATCAGCGTTTGTGTCTCTACTAATTATTAGTTTATTGGTAGATATTAAAGACTCGGCGATTAGAAAGAAAAAAAAAAGTATGGTTTTATCTAAACAAATAGATAAAAACAAAAATGATAAAGATAAAGATAAAGATGAAGAAGAAAAAAGCGATACATATGGAGTCGAACCATAAATGAATATTCATTTTGTAAATATTCACGCACCGACTATCGCCTTAATAAGATTAAATATAAAAAATTTCTATATTTAATTTATAACCTTTGATATAAATTAGTTCTGGTAGTTTCATAAGTATTGCGATTTTTACTTCTGGCATAGTTTTCATTGGAGTCATACGGTGTCATCGATTTGAGGACAGTAAATATCGGAATATTACCCATTTTTATTAAAATATGGTTAATAAATTAGATATCTAAAAAATAGAAATAATATTCGAACGGTTTGAAAACTCCGTTATCTTCATCATTCTTAATTTGTCTTCTAGCCTCCATATATTTATCTTCTATATTATCACATATATAATTAATAGGTTTCGTTTGGTACGTATCTTTCCAATACTGTACAAAAACAGGCATTAATGCAATCCAATCGCATGTCGCCTTCGTATAGTATCCTACAAGACTATCAGTATAATTCAATTTAGTGCTATTTATAATACAAATAGGATCTATTCTACCGAAAGCCGCATGTCTCATTTTTACAAGCGTATTTAAAATATATAAAAAACGTCCTCTTCTTAAATATGAATTTAATGAACAAATATTATTGTGTTCATTCTTATAGTCGATTGCTTCGATTATTTTAATAATTTCTAATGTTACTTCTATTACACTAT